GGCGCGTATCGATCGGTTGCCGCTCACACGCACTTCAACTTTGCGTTCTGAGTCGTCCGTCATGGGAGGTATCCTTTCCTGTTTGGATGATTGGAAAGACGGGCGAAAGGGGAGGGGGGGGGGGGAACCTTCCGCCCGTCAGCGCCTTTCGGCGCTCGTTTTAGGTGCACACGGTCGCACGCACGATGGCGTTGGGTCTCTGAACCACCGGAAGAGCCCTGACTTCGGCCAAGATCCAACGACCGCTGGGATCTTGTTCCGACCAGGATTTGCTGAAGAAGAAATCGGACGGGGACGCACCCTCTTGGACGCACGGCGCGTAGGGCATGTCGAACACGTCTTCTCCTTCTCCGATAAGGATGAACTCGTCGGCGTCCAGAAAGCGGGTTCTGGTTCCGGAATCGGTCACGAAGGACCCGTTGTATTCCTCGATGGTGACCCCGGCCAGCCGGACGATGGCTCCTTGCTCGGCGATTTGCCTTCCACGCTCGAAGACAAGCAGTTCACGAACGGAAGAGTCGTTGATGATCGCATTCATGACCTTGTATCCGCAGAATGCGTGCCAGCCGGTCACCGTATGGCCGGAATCGTCCTCGATCATGAGCTTCCATCGACGGATGTCTCCGATGATGTCCGGGTCATCTGCGTCACCGTTCCACGGTTTGCCGACCACCTCGGTGTGGTCGGCATCGAAGAGATAGTCCGCCAGCACGGTCGTCAGATCGGAATCCAGAACCTGGCCTCGGAGGGCGTGAGCAGCCCAGAATTCCAGGGTTCGCTCGATCTCGTTTCTCATATCGAGCTGTTCTTTGGCGATTCGGCTTTCGAGCAATTCGGCGGAAATTTGGGACCCGAAGGCGCGAACGGAATCCACTTCGGCCGCGGAGATGAATTTCTTTGGGGCGATCCTTGGGGCTTCGCAGGGGTAAAACGCCCGTGAGGTTTTATCGCGCACAAGCGCCGGGTCCGCGACTCCAATGGTCTTGAGCACGCCTTCGGAGCCGGATATGACCTCAAAGCCGAACCGGGAGCTGAGAACCGCATGGGCTTTGGGTCTGAAGTATCGGTTGAGGATTACTCCCCCCGGAGTTCTCATCGCATTGATGGCGGTGGTTAGAGCTCTAACCAAAAACAGGTTGTCCATATCGGAGCCTCCTTTTTACCTGGTAAAGAGTGGTGTCAAAAAAAAATCGACCAACCGTCAGGAGATGGTCAGCGGATCTCCTTCTTCGATCACAAGAATTCCTCGGTCCGCAAGTTGCTGAAGGGCGGCGGCTTTTTGGGAATTGGTGATCTCGGAGGGCCATACAAGATCGGCGTCACGATACATTCCGGCAAAGTAGGCGTTTGCGACAAGATCGTCGTCTGCCGGAACCACGGCGCTTTCCAGTTCCGCGAGGATGCATCTCGCAACCTGCGTTCCGTCGCTTGCGGCAGGGGCCAAGGGAGCCCATTTGTAGCTTGCGGTGATTTGTCCAAGCACCGTTCCTCTTGCCACCGTCCCGGAGCCTGAAGCAAGGACGATCTTTTTCATCAGATGCACATCTCCGGAAATGAGGGTCGATGGACTCGATTCGGTTTGGGTCGTCAATCCAAGGGTTCCAGCCATTTGAAGTCCTCCTCTTGTTGTGCAAAACGGTTATTCGGAAACCTGCATGGACAATTGCATCCGGTTGGCTCTTTCCGCGATGCGCCTTCCAATCTTTACGGCATCGGATTCCATACTCGCCGTTTCTTCGCAGACCGTTTCATCGGATGCGAAATGTTTCGTGGGATCGGGGATGATCTTCTCGGCCCCGGTGATGAAGGTTTCCATGAAGTAGGAGCCGACATTGAATCCGGTTCCGTCTTCCATGGTCGCCGTGATGGAATCCACGGCAAGCAAGGCTTCGATGAGTTTCGGGTCCGAAGCGACGGACGGGCTGAGTCGGAATTCCGCGAGGGCCGAAGAGATTTGTCTTTGCAGTTGTTCGGACCGAAGCGCCCGTTTTAGTTTGAGGTTTTCTTCAGCCAATTGCGCGAGCCTCGCTTCGGCCTCGTTTCCGCAGGCCGGCTCGACATCCTGTCCGCAGTCCGGGCAGAGTTCTTTGCTCTCGGTTCGCAGCGTATCTTCCATGATGCTTTTCCTCCCGTTGTGATCGTTTATGGTTTTTTGCACAAGTTCCACGGCCTGGGCGAACGTGCCGACATGATCGATGAGATTGGACGACAATGCGTCCTGGGCCATGAAAATCCTGGATTCTCCGGACGCCGCCAAGGCTTGCTCAAAACTCATGTTTCGGTTGAGGGCAACCGCGTTGAGGAAGATCTCCAGGGTTTTGTCCACCAATTCCTGCAAATAGGATCTGGCTTCTTCCGTAAGCGGCCCGGTGTTGCTTGCGATCCGTTTGTACCGACCCGAATAGATTTCTGTTCGCACGATTCCCTGTTTGGCGTCCATGCCTGAGAGATCGTAGTGCATGACGGCAACCCCGATGGAGCCGATCATGGAAGTTTTGGAGGCAATGATGCGCTCGGATGCGGACCCGATCCAGTAGGCTGCGGAGGCCATCATTCCGTCCACGTAGGCCGTGATGGGCTTCTTCTTCCTGGATTCCCGAATGAAGGTGCTAAGGTCGTCAACCCCGTCCACGGTTCCGCCGGGGGAGTCGATGTTGAGCATGATTGCGCGGACGGCCGGGTCGTTTAGGGCCTCGGAGATTTGCTTTTTGATCAGTTGCGTGGAAACGCCGCCGCTCCAATTGGTGATGAGATTGGCCCTCTTTGAGACGGTTCCGGTAATGTCGATGACGGCGATTTCTTTTGGAACGGAGGGTTTTTCCTGGGCTCCGATCTCAAGGCAGTGGAACCTTTCGCGGTTGGTTTGCCCCGAGATGAGAGCGGATATCGCCTTGTCGATCTCTTGGAGCTTCGCCGGATGAACCGCCCACAGTCGATCTTGTATGGTTGTCAGTTTCATTTCGCCTTTTCATTCCTCTTTGGTTCGGTCCGGTTTCATACGGTCCTGGAGTCGCTGTTCCTTCCTTTTTTGTTCCTTCTCCTGGGTTGTCTGCGGAGGTTTCTCGGATGGATCGGTCAAGCTGAATTCTCCGGACCGAAGATTGTATGTGCGCATATAGTATTCTTCGGTGAAGCGGACTCCCTGGCTTGTCAGGGCGGTGTCCCTTCTGGCGTGGGCTTCTTTTGCGTCTTCTTCCTCATGGAAACGAAAGGTCGGATACTGCGCGACTTTCCTAAAATTGAAGAAACAGCACCATCGGATCAGCAGATTGAACGCCATGGACACGAGGCGCTTGTCCATGGAGCAGAAGTCGTTTCGAACGGCCAAATGGCTTTGGGAAGCGGCATATGCGCCTTTGTTCCCAATCTCGGTGGTGAGGGTTTGGCCCAATATGGCCTTCGAGATCTCGGAGTTTGCCGCTTTTGCGCACATGGAGAAGATGTTTTCTCCGCTGGAAGCCCCGCTTGTGCTTTCCTTCATCTGCAGTCCCTCGACGTTTTGCCCCTCGGTGACCACGCAAACGGCGTGCTGCGACATGGAGACGAGCTTTGAGAGGAAGTTGTCGATTTCTTCTTGGGACGACCCCTTGGGAACCTTTCCGATGAGCCAGGGAAGGCCGTATTTTTCCATGAAGACGGCCCAAAATTTCCAGGCACCCTTCTTGAAGACCACAGGCCAAAACGTTCTGGAAAGGATTCGGACTCCATACGGATTCTTGAAGTTTGGAAAGTGGCGGGGCACAAGGAACTTGAAATCCGGAAGCAGTTCTCCTTGCGTTGAGTTTTTTCTGGACAGAAAGCGCAGTCTTCCTTCTTTGTCGAAGACAAACCATTCATGGGGTTTCTGGGCGATTTGCGACGGAATCCACTTGCCGGAGTCCGTCTTCCAAATCACCTCCATGGCGGAGAATCCGTAGAACGGGGCATCCAAGATCTGCGCGATGATGTTGTCCACGTCCAGATCTCCAAACACCGCGTCGAAGAACGGGGCGAACCCTTCGGAGCCCCGCGGGTACTCGATCTTCCATTCGGAATTGAGCACCCCGGCCTTTCTTGACTGGTAGCAGGCAAGAACGTGCGGATCGGAAAGCAGTTCGTTGAAGATCCGAACGGAATGGCCGGTGTTTTGAAACAACACATCCGGGTCCGGCATTCGACTGTAAATGTCCGAAGGCCATTCCACGCTTGTCGCGTATCCGACCAGTTCGCGCAGGAGGTCTTTTCTCATGGTTACAGTCCCCTGCGTCTGCGGGGACGAACCCGCTTCTTGGTGCCGAATCGAAGGAGAATATTGCCTACGCTGGATGCAAGCACAATGAACGCCTCGATCCGGTCCATGCTCAGCATTCGTTGAAGATCCAACAATTCAACGGATGCAAGGAAAATCATGGCGACGGCCACATTGAACCAAACGGTCTTGGACTCATACCAAATCTTTTCCGCAAGCATCTCGGATGCTTTCAGGTAATGGGCATAGCGTTTCATAGAAACATCCATCGTTGCCGAACCTCGCTGAAACTGCAATCATGCTTCCACATAAGAGCCAGACGGATCGCCCTTTTTCCGACCTGCCTGCTGTAGGCCGTGCGAATCCTCCTGCCGCCCTTGAGCGTCCAAAACATCTGCCTTCGGAACTCCCGATTGTCCCCGGACTTTGCGGCCTCGAGCATCTTCGAGAAGGTCTTGAGCTTCGAAAACCCAAGATTGAAACACATGTCCAACAGCACGTTCCTCTTATGGTCGCTAAGATTATGCCAAAAAGAGAGCAAAGAGACCTTCTCGATGCACTCCGCAATGTCCAGCTCCAAGAGCTTGCAGGCCGTCGCTATGGAAATGACCTTCGGATTCGGAGTTGATCCAAGAAAATGGCCGTATCCGATGGTCCAATAGCCCATCGAATCCTTGTAGCATTTCAGCCTCAATCCCTCATGAAACTTGATCTGCGACTTGTCCGGAAACATGAAATCCGCTCCATCTCAGAACATTGATATATGCGCATTCAAGCCAAGCCCATAGCCCTGGACGACCCCCAACATGGTCCTCGGAGACGCCATGGTGATCTGCGGGATCGCATAGTCCTTGGCGGAAGCCGCGTGAAGCGCCAAAGCCAGCGCCCAAAACCGATCCGAGTGGGAATCCTCCGTGCGTTCGGCATCGAAGCGGACGTTTCCGGCCTTGGTCACGATCTTTCGTACACGGTGAAGGTCCTCGCGAATCTTTCTGTCGATGGGAATCAACACCAGCTTGTCCTCAAACGCCTGCTTGATCCTTACGGCAAGGTCCTGCTTGGTCCCAAGATGAAATTCAACCGGCTCGACACGATGAGAACCGCACACGGCTTGAAGATCCTCGGAAATCTGTCGGCCAAGACCGGTCGAGTCGATGCACACCCTCCTTGGATTGTCTTCCCCGATGAGCTGCAACATCTGGTTGAACTGATGAGTCATTCGCTCCCGCTCGATCTCGACGATGCGAAGAGTGCGCAGAACGTCCCCGCTCTGCTCCAAACTCCAATAGACCGTAAGGTGCTTCTTGCGCCCAATGTCGATTCCGGCGTACACCTCCCCGCCGCCCCACGGATTTTCCATGCCAAGGCTCTGATCCTCGGCCTCGGAGATCAGATCGTAGGGCAACCAAGCGGTTGCCTCGTCCAGAAACTTTACCTCGTATTCCTGCGCCCAAGCCTCGGCGTCGTCCAGGGCGTTCTTCAAGAACTCGGGGTCCACGGGCTCGCCCTCGTCTCCATAAATCTTGAGACCCTGAGCATATGCCTCGTATATGTCCACCCTGTGCTTGGAAAACTTCGGATTCCCGGACCATATCTCGTAGAACTTGTTTTGGCGGCCCTGCGGAGTGGACATGATCCGGATCTTGTAACCACGGGTTATGGTCGGAAACAACGCAGCCCAAATCGCCCTGGAATCCTTCTGAAACGCATACTCGTCCAAAACAACGTTGGCCGAATTGCCGCGCGCCGTGTCGGGATTGGCCGCAAGCGCAAGTATCCTCGTCCCGCGCTTCAGCTCAATTTCCAATTGCTTGTACGTCGTTCCGTTCTCGGCCTCAAACAAAGTCGTGGATTCGCTGGAAAACATGTTCAGAGCCGTCACGTGCGATTTTGCCCTGCGGATCATCTCCTTGCTCTGACGCTCCCCGGCCGACAAAAACACCCAGTCGTTTCCCCCCTCGTAGGCGTCCAAACAAGCCTCCAGGGTCGAAGAAAACGTCTTGCCGGTCTGCCTGGCCCAAAGCCCAATCTTGAAGCGGCTCTGATCCTCGACCCACCGCCGCTGATACGGCAAAAGATCTATGATCCCGCTCTCAAGATACTCGGCCCTAAGACCATTGCTACTCAATGATCCCGTAGGCAATCCTCTTTATCTCCCGCTTCTTTTCCTCGGAACAGGTCAATGCAGCCACCGAAACGTTCCTGTCCACCTGACGCTCGAGCTCCTTGCCCTTCTGCAACTGCTTCAAACCCTTCATCAACGAATCAAGCAGCCTCGGAAGCAACGATGCCGGAACCTTGTCCTCGGCAAGCAGCCGCAAACATTGCACATGCGCCAAATTGATCGCCGACTGCAACGCCGTCATCGGGTCCAACTCCCCATAGCGCGCCTGAATCATGCTCAAAAACGCCCCGCGCTCTATGTCGTTCCTCGTCGCCCTCAAAAGATTGTAATAACGGGAAAGCGCCTGCGGATGGATCGAATGACCCTTCTGACCCAAATAATCTGCAATGTATGCAAACGTCTTCCCGGAATCCATCATCTCAACCGCTTCGTCCTGCAAATCCTCCGGAAGCGTCATGAACTCCAGCCGATACGGAAACCCGGCATCCGAAAACGTAAGCCGCATCAACTCACGATGATTCATCTTCACAACCTGCGGCAACGGCGAAGAAACCTCAGCCTCCCCAGGGGGCCTCCCCAATCTCTTGTCAGGATGCTTCTTCTTGTACCTCCCCATCAATCCTCCCTCACGTACAATATCGAATCCGGAGGCAACCCGGTGTGAGCGTGCTTGCGAAACTGCACAACCAACGAAGGCAACGTACAGGAATCCCTGCGCTCATCACACAAAGAGTGATCCACCTTCGTCTCCAACCTGGCGCAAATCGATGCGATCAAATCCTCCGTCCGCTTCGCCTGACGGGAACCAACCGCCGCAATGTACGTCAAAAGCGACGAAATCAACGCCAACATCAAGGCAATGACGTAACCCATCAAAGAATCCACAGACACCAACATGCCCCCTGTTCGGAATACCATACCCAATTACTCACAACTCAACACAAATGGCAAGAAAAATCTTTACTCAGTAAACCCAATATGGTATCCTCCACCTCAAAAACGGATCAATCCAATGCCAAAATCCATCCTCCCAATCGACCACCCGGCAAGATCCTACCGCCCAAACCGATCCGAATCCAAATCCAGAAAACTCATCTGCCCAATCTCAAACTCCCAATGCAACGCCTACCGATACCACTTCTCCCCATACTGCGGCCTAACCCCCATCGCAGACCTCCCTAAATGCCCCCACAACAAACCACCCCATAAAAGTTGGGCAAAATAGGGGCAAATTTGATCCAAAACCCAGGGGGGTATGTCTCCCTATGGGAAAAAGACAAAGTGCCGAATTCGACCCCCAAAAGGCCGACTTTTACGGGGGTCCCGGAGAAAATAAACGG